GAGCACGCGCTTTTCCACGAATGCCCTTGCTCGCATCAGTTGGTCCGTCGATTGATACGTCACGCGTTGCCCGTCCAGCTCGCAGGTCAACACGCCCGAGGCGATCGCCTGATCGAGCGCGTCGAGATCCGTTTGCGTTAGTGCCATAGCGGCCCTCACAGCCAGTTTTCGCGGTCCGGTATCCAGTCCGAACCGCCGTTGTCATAGTTACGCGGCGCCGGCTTGCTCGGTGCAGCTGCCGCCGCCTGGGGCTGGACCGGTGCCCCGTCGTCGGCCGCGTCGTCTTCGACTCGCTCAGTAGGCATGGCGCCAGCGCTGAAAAAGTCACTTTGCAGCGGGGCGACGCGGTCGGCGAGCACTTGCCACATGGCATCGGTGAATCGATGCAGGTCCAATGCGTGCGCCGCGAAGAGCGAATACACGGTGCAGTCCAGCACCTCGTTACGAGCGCCAGGCTTGCGCTTGATCCAGCGCGATTCCTCGCCGCTTTTCGTGCGCTGCACGATCCGCACTTCGGCGGTTAGCTGGTCGTAGAACGCGTCTTCCAGCTGGTCGCTAAAGTGCATGTAGCCTGGCCCCGGCTGGGTGAGCGCGAGCCGGTTGTGTATCAAGTCCTTGGCCGTATCGGTGCCTACGTGCCAGAGCTTCACGCCGCGTTTCTGGACCTTCCCGTTTTCGTTGACGTCCTGTTTTGACGGTTTGCCCTTGATCGGCTTGCCAGCCGCTGGGTCGCCGCGTATCGCATAAATGCGCCGATAAGCTCGATCACGGCAAAACGCGTACACCGAGTGCGTATGGTGTCCCTGCGAGTCGATCGCGACGGCTTCGATAGAAAGCATCTGACCAGCGGCATGCAAATAGCGCGTCTGCAAATAAGCATCGAGCTTGTCCCACGACTCGCGCTGCGCGGGATTCGCCGACAGCACCGTGTAATCGACGATCCACATTTCCTCGCCGCGACCGAAGGCCCACACAGTGATTTCGAACCGGTCGTCTTGCGTGTCGACGCCAGCCCCGAGAATCAGGCCGCCCATCGGCACGGTGCGCAGCGCGTAGGGTTCCGCACGCTTCTTGAGCAAGTCGACGTCTGTTTCCTCGACGTCCTCTTCCCACGTTTCGCCCAGCGTCGTGTTGACGAACGTCTTTAGCTCTGAGGTGTCGCCCGTCTTGGCTTTCTCTTTCGCCCCCTTGAACTCCCCAACCAGCTTGTCCCAGCCGACCTGCGGGCTGTAGGCCGTCCAGATCGAGAAGCCGACGGATGGCGGCGCTGCGATGCGCGTGCCATCGGGTGCCCGGAAGCGCCCGGCGTGGTCGATCCAGGTTCCGTCCTTCGACTTCCAGCGTCCCAGCTCCCAGACGTTCAGGTATTCCGCCTGGGTGTAACCCACACCGCAGGTCGGGCAGTGATGCACAACGCCCGCCGGATCATCCAGGTCGAACTTGAAGCCATGCGGCACACTCTTTCCGCCCCACCGGATGACGTGTTCGACTTGGCAGTTGGGACATGGCACATAGAACTCGAACTGCTTGGCCGTCTCGTTATGCCGCGACTCAATCAGCGAGAAACCTTTGAGCTTTGGCGTGCTGCCGAAGATCATCTTCGGGAACGTCGCGCCCTCGACACGCTTAGCGGCGAGCAGGCCCGGCGACCCTTCCTTTTCAATGTCTCGGTCGAAGCCGTCGGCCTCGTCGAGATAGCCAACGTCAACGGAAAGGCGCCGATAATTCTTGGCGGCCTTGCCACCGCGAATGTGCAGCGTCGAGCCGAGGAACACTTTCTGTCGCAGCGTGTTGTGCTTGCTCCGCTGCATATACGACGGAAACACCTCGCGCATCACCTCGACGTCGCGCAGCATCGGCTCGATCTCGGTTTTGACGAATTCCGCCGCGTCGTCGTCGGTCGGCTGCCACACGCACTGATTGCGCCGGCGGTGGTGCGCGAAATAGCCCATCGCCGCCATGATCATCTTGGTATAGCCCACGCGGGCCGACTTCTTGAACACGACCTCGCGTATGTCGTCGTTCGACATCGCATCGAGAATCGCCCGCTGATACGGATACGCGCTCCACCGCTGCTCAACGTAGCTGGACTCTGCCGACAAGTAGAAGTGATCCGAGGCCCACTCCGACAATGTCATCGGCGGCGCCGTCGCGAGGGACTTAAGCCCCCTCGTCACCGCTTTCTGTATCTCCGTCCTCTGTATCGTCGCCTGGTCCATCCAGCGCCTCATCCAATTTCATCGCGGCAGCTACGTTGCGCGCTCTACTGATTTCGGCCTCGATCGCTTCCACGTCCGAGGCCGGCAAGTGAGGCAGGCGACGCTTGACCTGCGGCGGTATCGCCTCAAGAATTGCACTCACCCGCCGGCCAATGCGCGCGCAGGTCGCTTCGAGTAACGCAATCGGGGCCAGCTCGCGGCGTTGCACCGCGTTGGCCATCTCGATTCGGATACGCTGTTCGCGAGCCAGGGCGGCCCGCTCTTGCGCCAAGTCCAGCTCGCCCTCCGAGTATCGGCCAGCGGCTTGCTCGCGCAGATGCCCGCAGTAGCACAGCAGCCATTCGTGTGCTGTGCCGTCGCGGGTAAGAATGCCGCGCATGATCAGGTCGCTGACGGCCGGCTGTGAAATGCCGACCATTGCGCCGAACTGCGCTTGCGTGATTGGCGTTTTCGTCTCAATGGCTTCTTGCCCCATCGTATAACCCCCTTACACACGGCTCGTAAGTAGTTTTCGAACAGGGCTCGAATTACCCGTGAGATACCCCGCCCCTGGGAAGGACCCATTGGCCGCGGGCGACGGCATCAACTGCCGAATTCGCGCTCGATTGCTTGGCGCAGCAGCTCGTCGCCGAACGTATCGACCACCTCGTCCGCCGTCTCGTAGAACGGGAAGCGCTGCGAATACTGCGGCGTTGAACGAGCCGCGAGCAACACCGGCCGAATGGCCCAGCCATGCGCGAACGGGTACCGAACCCAGATGCCCGGCGCCAGGTGGCGAGCACGGTACAGGCCGGCGATGAAGAAACGCGGGCCGGCACGCTTGCGCCGCCCCTTCGCACCGGCTTTCCCTTCGCGTCGCCCGCGCGAGATTGGCGTCTCGTTCGTGTACGCGTCACCCTGCGCACCCAACTGCGAAAGCAACTTTGAATACTGGCCGCGCTGCACGTTGCCATAGGCATCGAGCGATGCAGCAGCGGCCGGGACAAACTGCCCGGACAAACCCAACCGAGCCAGCAGCTCGCCCGCCCGAGCACTGCGACGGGCGAGCGCGTTCTCAACCCCTTTCGTGTTTCGCCTGCCGCCCTCGATCTGCGGCGCCAGGTACTTCGCCGCAGGCGTTCCCTTGTACGCCTCATCCTTGATGCCGACTTCGGCCGTCAGTTGCTGCGTGGTTGCTCGTCGCAGATACAGCGCGTTGAGCGTGTACGGCGTAGGACGATCGAAGACCTCGCGCATCTTGCGCACCAACTCGCCGCGCACTTCGGTCGCTAGATCGTTGAGAGCAGCCCGTTGCGCGTATGGCAGTTTGCGGTCGACGACTTCTCGCAGCCGATCATTAAGACCGGACGCATCGATGCTGATACCGAAATGCGCCATCTCCATCCCCAAAAGCAAAAGCCCCGAGAGCTTTTCGCACTCAGGGCTTAATCTGTTTCGTCTGGACGACCTTATCCACCGTACCGATCGAGCGCCATATATGGTTGTTTTGTCTCGAACGGGCTGCACGACTAACGCGCGGTGCCAGCGAATGAAACGGAATATAGCGGATGCTAACGCGACGACGCAACTACTTTCGTTCCCAGCTTTGCGGCGATCTGCCATTCCGTCGCCGCATCCAGTGCATACAACCAGCGCAGCAGCCGATCGAAACGCTCCTGCCAATGAGCCTCGAAGAGACCACGATCTATGCCCATAGCCTTCGCGCGCTCAGCTGAAGTGTGCCGGCGTCGCTTGGAACCGTTACACGCCGGGCAAACGCGCGTGAGCCTTGCGCCTTCGCCGTCTTCACGTTCGCGCTTGCCGAGGTGAATCAGCCCGCGCCCCTGGCAATGGTCGCAAACATCGTCGATCCACTCGCTCAAGGCAGCCGCGACGAAACGTTCGACTATGTCGGCCATTGGCGCGTCGACTGTCGCCACTCGTGGGTCGCGGAACTGCTGCTTGAATGAGCGGTACTTTCCGCGTTTGAATCGCGCCGCGCTCCGCTCCGCTCGTGCGAGCAGGAACACGGCCCTGCTCAACGACGCTCGACTACGCTGCTGCCCGTGCTTCAGTCGCACGAGAAGCGCAGCGACTTCGTCAACGCGTGCCAGCGCGGCCAACTTCATGGCGGCATCTCCGACGCCGTCGGCCAACTGACCAACGGGGTTCATCGCGACGGCCACCTGCTCGACTAATTCGATTTCGCTCATTTTCTCTGCCCTGCAAGGGGCCTCGTTGCAATTCGAGAGCGGCGCGCCAGCACCGACACCGGTAGAGCGGCGCCGCCCAAAGTTGGTTTCCGCTCAGTCTTCGTAGAGGCGTGAGTGTGTGCTGCAATACCCGCGGCGCTTCGCACCTGCCCCGATGACGACCGTTGCGCGGCAGCCGCAGCGCACGCCGTCCTGCCCAACGTGGGCGCACACGCGATCGTCTACCACCGGCGATCCGCCCGCGGCTGCGCTGCTCTGGCTTGTTGCTGAACCGGGTTTAGCTTTCGTTTCGAGATACGCGAGCCGGCGCAGTCGGATGTTGTCCCAGTGCTGGAACAGCTTCCTGGGACTCAGAACGATGTTTCGCCAGAACCTGTCGTTGATGGCCCAGCGGAACAGAACCGCAGCGCGTTGCGGTGTGCGCTCCTCGGTCAGACCTCGGGCCAGCTCCCACGCCCAGCGTTGCACGGACGGCTCCGGCGCCTCAGGGCGATGCGTGACCATGTAGCGGGTCATGGCTTCCGCCAGGGCGTTCGTTCCGTCAACATCAAGCCTTTCTCTCTCGCCCCCCTTCCCTTCGTTTACGTTTATTGGTTCTAAGAGAGACGGGTTTTTTGTTTCTCTGATTCTTGGGGTATTAGTCGGTAGCTCGTTCCGGTGGCTATCTTCCACGAACTGGCCCACCGCATCGTCATCGAACTTTCCGCTTTCTGCGGCGAATGTCACAGTTGCCGATTGACAGCATTCGCTGACGGAAGCGGCCTCGCATCCCTCATGTTCCGGTGGCAGCGCCAAAGAATGCGAACCGTCGGCCAGTGTCGAAAAAACGGCGTGGTCGACGCGGACCTCTTGCACGCGCTTTGCCGCCCGCGCGCGCGCCACGCCCATTAGCCTCGCCGCGACGACAGCTGGAATGTGCAGGTAGTAGAACGTCTGCGCCCACTGCTGCCGATAGTTGCGCTTGCGCTGGCGCGTGATCCATCCAGCGCGCACTGCGTGCGCCAGGTACTTGCGCACCGTTTTGTCGCAAAGACCCGTGTCGGCGCACAGCTGCTGCTCGGAAGGGAAACAACTGTCCTCCCACCGGTTGGCGTATTTCCGAATGGCAAGCACCACCAGCCGCGCCAACGCCGGCAGGTCGCTGATCGCGACCGCGTCCGCGAACCGGCTCAAAGGAATGTCATGTGTGGTCATAGGTCAATGCACCGACGGATCGGTGAAATTCTCGAACTTGGTCAATGGACCGTTGAAGGCGAGCCGAACCGTGCCGATTGGACCGTTGCGCTGCTTGCCGATGATGATTTCAGCCGTTCCCGCGTCCTGCGAGTCCGGGTTATAGACTTCGTCCCGGTAGACAAAGAGGATTACGTCCGCGTCCTGCTCGATAGCGCCGGACTCTCGGATATCGGCCATAACTGGCCGCTTGTTGGGCCGCTTCTCCAGGTCGCGATTCAGCTGACTCAGAGCGATCACAGGGACGTCGAAGTCCCGCGCGATACGCTTGAGGGCCTTCGACATTTCGGATATCTCAATCGCCCGTATGTCATGGGGCTTGTCGGGGTCCATGATCTGCAGGTAGTCGATCACGATCAGCCCGAGCTTTCCGTGGTCACGCTGGAGCTTGCGCACTCGGGCGCGAACTTTGGACGGCGTGACGCCCGGCTCGTCGAAGATGTGCAGAGGCGCACCGTTCACACGCTGGACGGCATGGGTGATGTGCGGCCAATCGTCGTCGCGGGCGCCAGTCCGCAGCCGCTGCAATGGGACACGGCTGTACGACGCGAGAGTACGAGTAGCCAATTGCTCCGCCGGCATCTCGATCGAGAAGATTGCGACATTCTTACGACGCTCAATCGCGATGAATTCGGCCACGTTCATGGCGAACGAAGTTTTTCCCATTGACGGGCGTCCAGCGACGATAACCAGCTCGCCACCATGCAGGCCGTCCAGCTTTCGATCTAGATCGCAGTATCCGGTCGACGTGCCCAGCGGCTCGTTCTTGTTTTCCCGCTGCGCGGCCGCGTCGACGTGTTCGACGACGCGGCACATGACAGCATTGAACGCAGAGTCTTTGCTTGTCGCGGGGCACGCTTTATCCGCAAGCTCGGAAACGCTGGCGAGAATTGAATCGATGACGTCGTTCGCCGTGCGTCCGGCCGGGTTCATCGCCGCGTCAGCGCTCGCACGACAAAGGCGTGATGCCTCCCGCAGCAGTGACCGGTTCCTGACACCTTCGGCGTACCGCGTCGCGGCTGCCGCGCTCCCGGTGGCTTGCACCAGGCTATTGACATACGCCAAGCACTGTTCGACGACGTCACCGCGCGAGGCGATGTAGTCCGACACCGTTACCGGATCGGCGATGATTCCGTTGTCGATCAGGTGCGAGATGGCGGCGAAGACTCGCTTAGTGTCGGCGGTCGCAAAGTCACTTTCGCGCACCAACTCGGCAACGTCTGCATAGGCTTCGTTATCGATCAGCAGCGCGCCTAGTAGGCTCTGCTCAAGCTCAATCGCTTGCGTCAACAAGCGGGCCTCTGTCGGGCCTTTCTGCGCCATCATTCCCCCGAGCTACGACGAGCCGCTTTATTGTTCGGCGCGCACGCGCGCTTTTTTGTCGGCCGCATGGCGAGCGCGTACCCTGGCTTGCCACTCCTGCGTTCCCGCGCGCAAGCGTGAGAAGTCTTTCTCGATGGCAGACATTTCAGCATCGTCGATAACTTGGTCGTCAGCGATAGAGGCTTCAATGCTGCGAGCGGCGGCGGCAAGATGCGCGAGCACTTCGTACAGGCAGCTCGTCAACTCTTTGTCGCTCAATCCGTCGATCGACGGCAAGGCGACTGCGACGCGGCCAATCCGGGCTTCCATCGCGTCGATATGTCGGGCAGCGCCCTCGACGCCCGCCTCGGCGCACAACTCGGCTATCTCGGTCGCTTCCTCGAACGTCACATGGTGCGACGCGATGCCTGGTCGCAGCTTGTTGTAGAGCACGTGAGCAGAGCGGCCCATGCGCAACGCAAGCGCTTCGACGCCGCCGGGGTACGCTCGCGCCAAGTTGTACAGCGCGTCGTGTTGATTGATGTCGTGATAGAGGTAGGTCACGGTAAACGCAGTTTCCTGTTGACGTGGCACCTTTGCTGGACGCTTCGTAAGATGCACTGGAAGCACACCAACAAATGGTCGACCCACATGAGACGTACAAAAGCAGCCTCCTTTCGATTCCGCGCTCGGCTGGAGATACGCGCTCATGTGGACGCTCGACGAACGCAGCTAAGCTTCGAAAAATTGATGACGACCATCGTCGGCGCCGAGTATGTCCGAGCGGGACTTATCGCGTCCCCGTCGTGCGTCGCAAGGGAAAAGCGCGTCGGCGGTTATCGCGTCATCTAGCTTTGCTAGCGTGTCAGCCCGCGGGAAATAGCTAGCGTCGTTGACGATGCGCTGTACCGTGCGGTAACTGACCGCAGCCTGCCGCGCAAGCCGTAGACGCTGGCCCCTATGGGCGCAAAGCCACGTTCGGATGTCATAGAGCGATCTCATGGGGCAAAGAATAGGACATTTATGTCTTGCTAACAATCCTTTTTTGCGACATTTATGTCCTACAGCGGTTGCTACGATGACCGGATGGCTACCAGTCACGAAAATCTTGCACTCCGCTTGGCCGATCTCATCGGGCCGGGGCGCCCGTTCAAAAGCGGTAATCAGCTCGCAAAGGCATTAGGCCAGCACCAGCGGGCGATTAACCGCTATATAAACCTTGAAGTCGTCCCAACCCTGGCGGCCGTAGATCAAATCGCACAAGCACTTGGCGTCGAGCCAGCGGCACTGATTGGACCGATCGGAGGTGTTTCGTCGCCGGTCTTTTCACCCGAAATCGGTTATTCGATTCAGCTACTGCGTCAAATGAGCGCCGAAGCACAGGCCAGAGCAGCGGCCGTGCTTGAGGCGCTGGCCCGAGATGACGTAAAGCGCAATATCTCTCCGGCTGCGTCCGAACCCGCTATACTGTACAAACATACAGTCCCGCGACATCTAGAGGACGTGGATCTAAGTGCGGAGGAAGACGGTGCAGGGTCGAAAGGTAAGGGAGATACGCGAAATAACCGGCGGTGAAATGGCCTCCGCGCTTGAGGCTTTAGCGGTTATGGCTAGGCGCGGGGAACTTAGAAGCCTAGCCTTCGGCATCGAGACAAGCGAAAGTGACTATCGCATAGGTCTATTAGGCGGGTTCCGCAGGCGACCGATCGAGGCCGTCGGAATCGCAGCGCGCATGACCGCTGTCGCGAATTCCCTCCTAACTGTCCGGCTACAGGAAGCAGACGCCGCACGGGACGGGCGCTTGAATACGGGAAATCCAAAGAAAAGCAAAAATTTCTAGACACGCCTGCTTGCCTATAGGACATATATGTCTTATTCTTTGCTCACACTCTCTTGGAGCGGTGAGCAATGTTTCCTTATCAATGCACCTACGTCCCCGCAGGCCGAGTCCCGGCCGATTTGCTGAATCCCACCATACGCCTGCAGGCGGCTAATGCTCTCGCTGCTGCGCTGCTGACACGCGCCATTACGGGCTGCGACTGCGTCCTCGAAGTCGAGCGGGTGGCGCAATGAAAACCTTTCTCGTCAAAGTCACTTTGGCCACCGGGCGCCTCGCGCCGTATCACGCGCTCGCGCGCTCGTCGTGCGACGCCTGCGTGCATGCCCTGCTGCTTCACGACGCCGCCTTGCGCGTCACAGCCGCGCCGGTGCGGTCATGAAGCGACCGCTATCGCTCCTGCTGATATGGGCCAGCATCTTCGGTCTGCTGGCGCTTGTCGGTCTCATGCAAGAGCTTGACGACCGAGCCGAAGGCATCACGATTTCTACTCGCTCGCACAGCGTATAGGAGTCCTTATGCCTCGAACGCCGCCCCATGTCTCCGACGCCGACCTGAGGTTCGAGTGGATCGCGGGCAGGTTTCGAGGCGACTTCGCCGAATCGGCGCAGCTTCCCCACATTCGCGCCATGCTCGTCGCGCTCGCGCGTCGACGCAAACGGCGAGAGGAACGGATGCGTCGTTTCCCTGATACGAAACGCCGGCAGGCCGGCGACACGGAATAACTGATGACTCTCTACCTTCGCACAGCGGCCCCGCATAGCGGCCGCAGGCCGGCGCACGTCCAAACGACGATTACCGTAGGCCCGCACGTCCTCGAATGCGCCAGCGTTCGAGGCACACCACTGCACGAATACCGGCTAATGCGCGGCGCCCAACTCGTTCGCTCGTTTCTCTCGGTGCCGACTGTCACCGATTGCGATCGGGCACTGCAGACCGGTGCTTGCAGTGGCTTTGGCGTAGCCCGAACCGTTCAACAGCGGCCGGAAAAATGTCGGAAGTCAGAGCGCACCCGGTGAATTCTGCAGCCACGCCGCTGTGGCTTTGTTTCGGCGCTCTTGCAATGCAGAAGCACAGGCACGCGCCTCTTCCTCGGTCGCGAAAACGCCCGCGACCATGACAGAAGCAGCCGGGCGCCCCTTGTTGACGATATCGCCCGTTATGCGAATCACGTCGTGCAGGGTTGCAACAGACACAGTGAAGGTATGAGGCGCGGCGTAGTTCTCAATCAACACCGCAAACAAGTTACCTATGGAGTCGGACATGCTCACTGGCACCTTCATGGTTTTAGACGACGACGATTTTATCCCGGCCCTTCGGCAGAACGACGGACCGGTCATGAACCGCCTCAAACCTACGGTTTCTGACGCTACCTTGACCGTCGACATAGTGGTTTATCAGGGCTACGTCTGCAAGAACCGCTTAGGGCCACCGGGTGCCCTTGCCGACGTATTCCCCAGGAGCGCCGATTACGAGACGCTGCGCGCGACAGCCCCGTTTCGTGGACTGTTTGCACGGCACCTTGCACAACTCCGCACGAAATCATGAGCAACCGCCCGCCATCCCTTGCCCTGGAACTACTGCCGCCGATCGTGCCGGGGCGAATGAAAGAGGCCATCGCGCAGGCCGGCGGAAAGTCCGCCGATCTTTGGATGGTTCCACCTGACCAGATCCACTACGACCCACTCGACAACATCCGAGCGTTGGACCAGGAGCACGTCCGCCACCTTGCGGATTTGATGCTTGCGAACGGCTACGACAGAAAGCACCCCATCGGCTGCTTTGTGCGCAAGCGCGACGGCCGGGACATCATTTGCGTTTATGCCGGCCAGCACCGATACCATGCCGCCAAGCTCGCCATTGCGGAAGGCGCCGACATTCGGGCCATTCCAGTCGTAATCGATGCCGCCAAATTCGTAAGCCGCTCGTCGCTAATCATTGCCGGCGTGAACGGCAACAAGGGCGCATCACTCACGCCGCTTCAACTTGCCGCCGCAGTCGCAGACCTGCAACGCGAGGGGCTTAGCTCAAGCGCGATCGCAAAGCAACTTTGCGTTACCGACCAAACGCTGCGCGACTTGGAAGTGTTGCGCGCAGCGCCGGCATGCGTGCTCGAAATGGTTGCGCGTGGCGAGGTTTCCGCGACGCTCGCAATCGAGCAAATTCGCCAACACGGCTCGGACGCGGCAGTTGCGCACCTGGAAGCAGCTGTGCGCAAAGCGAGAAGCGCCGGCAAGGCTCGCGCGTCAGCGAAGCACCTGCCGTCCATCCAGACGCAAGACGCGAAACAGCAAAACCCCGCCGCCAAGCCGGCGCCTGCCGTGGCACTGCTTCAGTCCGTGGCCACCGACCCATCATTCGCATCGCTTGCCGCGCCACTGCGTCAACGCATCGCGCGATTCCTGGAGACAAACGCGCAATGAATCACAACACACCGCCCGACGACGGCCGACCGTTGGCCGACCTGATTCGCGAACTCCGCGAGCACCGCGAATTCGTCCCACGTCACGAGCTGGAGCTGTTGGACCACGTGGCCGACTTCGCAGCCCGTAACGAAGTGACAGCCGTTCCGGCGAGCGCTCGGTACGCGGTACTGGCGTTACACGCGCGATTCGTGCGAAGTGCGAGTGATACAGCCTCATGACAACCGGAAATGCATGGCCATCGGTCCAACGCGCAGAGCGGTCTGCGACTTATTTCTGTTCGATCTGCCGGTTTTTCTCCTCAAGGCGATGGCACCCGCAGCTCTTGCACACCGACCGCGCAAACTCGCATAGCAAGCGAAAGCTCGGAATGCGCCGTTCGCATAAGGCTTACCAACTGCTCACGTATTCCCATCCACGCGACACGCCGGTTCTCCGAGGTTGCAATTTCCGGCGCCCATCGGATTGTTTCCGGGTTGTAGATGTTGCAACTGTCGGAGAGGGTTTCAAGCACGGAGAAACCATACGCTGCCGCAGCCGAACCCTGCGCGCCGGCTGGATAGAGGGCTCTGACATCATCGTTTGTTGGCCGGTAGTTCAACCGTCTGACCGCATGAACAACGTGTCCAACAGCGATCTCGGAGTGTTCTTCGGCGAACGTCTGCACCGTGCGGAGCTCTTGATCGAGATTGGCCACGATGTTTACCAAATGAGGGTAAAGCGAAGCACACGTTACATACGCTCGAAGCCGCTCCTCTTTTCTGCGTTGATGCGTTTCCCAAAATGCGGCAAAGAGAGCTGTCACTACAGCCAGGAGAGTGCCTATGCCCTGCGTCCAACTGGCAGCGGTCGATCCTTCATTCCCCCAAAGGCGCACGAAGAGCCAGACGATGCATGCGGTGGCAAAAATCCCGATCGACAGCCAAAAGGCGGGCTGGGCCCACGGCCAACTTCTCCAGTCGGTAAGTCGCATATGCGGAAGTGTGTGGTCGGACGGAGTAGGAATGATATTCCACCGCGAACGGCGCCGCGCGGCGCGTGGCTCAAAGAGACATATTGGCGTGTTCGAAGAATCCGGCATCGGGTAGTGACTGTCTCACAGCAACTGCCGAACCGACCGCTGCCAAGAACGATAAACGAGTGGAGGATGGAATGAGCGAAACGTTCCTGACCCAAGAAGAAATGACTGAGCTGAGCGGCATCAAGACCGGAAAGAAAGGGCGCACTCGCGAACAGTTGCAGGCCGAATGGCTACGAACGAGCGGCATACCGTTTTGGACGAATGCCCGAGGGAAGCCTATAGTCGCCCGTGTTTCGATCGAGGGGCGCGGCGCGGCGACAGAGCCGCCGACGCGCGCCTGGCAGCCCCGCGTTGTTAATGCGAGATAGCCGTGGGACGTAAGCCAACCCGTAACCTCAGCCTGCCGCCCGGCATGCGGGCGCGACATCGTGGCGCGACCACCTACTACTTTTTCGACCTTGGGGGCAGACCACGCAAGGAAGTATCACTTGGCACTGACTTCGTGGCTGCCGTCCGTAAGTGGTCAGAGCTGGAACAAGCAAAAATTCCGCGTGCGGCCGTGGTGACCTTTGACTATGCAGCCACTCGATATATGAAAGAAGTGCTGCCGACAAAGAGGTCTCGCACGCAGGCTGACAATTTGAAGGAACTGCCCTACCTTCGGCAGTTTTTTGGCGATCCCCCGGCGCCGCTAGACGAAATACGGCCGGTCCACGTCCGCCAGTACCTGTCGTGGCGAATCGAAAAATCGCGCGCCCGCCTCACCGAGCTAGGTCGCGATGCGCCCGCAAACGCCGGCGCAATCAGGGCAAACCGTGAGATTGCCTTATTCAGCCACATCTTCAACTTCGCTCGACAGCATGGGCTGACTGACGCTCCAAACCCGTGTGTCGGAGTGAACAAACACAAAGAGACAGGTCGAAACGTGTATGTCGAGGACGACATCTACAAACGCGTCTACGAAGCGGCGGATGCCGCGGTTCGGGATGCGCTGGACTTAGCGTACCTCACCGGACAGCGGCCGGCCGATACTCTGGCCTTCGACGAAAGGGACATAAAGGACGGGGAACTATGGCTCTCGCAAGGGAAGACCGACCACAAGCTGCGGATCGAGATTACGGGTGAATTGGCGCAGGTTATCGAACGTATCAGGGCGCGCAAGCGAACCTACGAGGTCGTCAGTACGAGCCTGATCGTCAATGAGAGCGGTGAGCGCCTGACGGCTTACGCTTTCCGCGCCCGCTTCGACAAGGCCCGAAAGACTGCTGGCGTCGACAAGGCGGGGTTCCAATTTCGCGACCTTCGCGCCAAAGCGGGGACAGACAAGGCCGAGAGTGCCGGCGATATCCGCAAAGCGCAGCTACAGCTCGGCCATAAGTCAGTAGGGATGACAGAGCACTATGTTCGCCGCAGGAAGGGCGATAAGGTCGGCCCGACTCGCTAA